TAAAAGTTTCTCTTAACGGAGTAACGCAAGCAACAACTAAATATACGGTATCACTTTCTCCTGCTAACATTACTTTCAATAACACCAGTGTTGATAGTTCAGTTCAGGAATCAGACGGTTCTCCCAAGAGTGGAGTCACTGTAAGGGTTTATAGAGAAACAACTGTTGGTAAAACAACAGGTGATGAAGATCCTAAAGCAGTATTTGCAGCTGGATCATCAATACGTGCAAGTGACTTAAATGCCAACGTCGAACAAGCTCTCTTTGGTATTCATGAATTACAAGAGCAAGGTTCAGGAGCAAGTTACTCAGTAGGAGATGGAGGTCTCACTGAAAAAAACTTTACTAGCGCTCTAAATACAAAACTAACTGGTATAGAAGCTAGTGCTACAGCAGACCAGACAGCTAGTGAGATTAGAACACTTGTCGAAAGTGCCAGCGATAGCAACGTATTTACTGATGCTGACCATACAAAACTAAACGCTATAGAATCTAATGCTACAGCAGATCAAACAGCAGCAGAGATAAGAACCTTAGTTGAATCAGCTACTGATAGTAATGTTTTTACAGATGCTGATCATACAAAACTAAACGCTATAGAAGCTAGTGCTACTGCAGACCAGACAAATGCAGAAATTAGAGCAGCTGTGGAAGCAGCTTCAGATTCAAACGTATTTACTGATGCTGACCATACAAAATTAAATGCTATAGAAGCTTCAGCTACAGCTGATCAAACAGGAGCAGAAATTAAAACTGCTTATGAAGCTGAATCAAATACTAATGCTTATACAGATGCAGAAAAAACAAAGCTTAGTGGTATAGCTGCTTCAGCTAATAACTATTCAATATCTTCTGATTTATTAGATGAAGATAATATGGCTAGTAATTCTGCCACCAAGGCAGCTAGTCAGCAATCAATAAAAGCTTATGTTGATGCTAATGGTGGTGGTGCTTCTGCACTAAATGATTTATCAGATGTAACTACAGGAACTATATCTACGGATGATGTATTGTCCTGGGATGGTTCTGCATGGGCTGCTTCCCGTATTGATGTTCTAACAGACGCATCACCACAATTAGGAGGTAACTTAGATGTTCAAGCTCGTGAAATTACTACAAGCACAACTAACGGTAATGTCAAACTTACACCTAATGGAACTGGTTTATTAGAGGTTAAAGGTAATACCAATCCTGGTACTATCCAATTAAATTGCGAGAATAATAGTCACGGTGTAAAAATCAAAGGACCAGCTCATAGTGCGGCTGCAAGTTATACATTAACCCTTCCTAATACAGATGGTTCTGCTAACCAAGTACTAAAAACTGATGGTAGTGGAAATTTAGATTGGGTTGCTCAAACTACAGATACCAATACACAATTATCTAACGCAGAAGTCCGAACTGCTGTAGAAGCTGCTTCAGACTCTAATGTATTCACTGATGCAGATCACACTAAATTAAATGCAATTGAAGCTAGTGCAGATGTAACTGACGCAACAAACGTCAATGCCGCTGGTGCAATAATGAACTCTGACCTAGATGGTAAGGGTGAATTATTAGTAGGTGATGGTTCAGGAGATCCAAGTGCTTTAGCTGTAGGTACAAATGGATATATTTTAAAAGCTGATAGTAGTACTACTACTGGTTTAACTTGGGCTGCAGCAGGAGCTGGTGGAGATGTTAACCAAAATGCTTTCTCTAATTTTGCAGTAAGTGGACAAACAACAGTAGCGGCTGATTCAGCAACAGACACAGTAACTTTGGTTGGTGGAACGAATGTCACCATTACAACTAATGCTAGTAATGATGAGATTACGTTTACTTCTACTGATACCAACACAACCTACTCAGTAGGTGATGGCGGTCTTACTCAAAATAACTTTACTAATACTTTAAAGTCTAAGCTAGACGCCATTGAAGCTTCAGCTACTGGAGACCAAACCAATGCAGAAATTCGAGCCGCTGTTGAAGCAGCTTCTGATAGCAATGTATTTACTGATGCAGATCACACTAAGTTAAACGCAATAGCAGCTAGTGCTAATAACTATGTACACCCTAATCACTCTGGAGAGGTTACTTCTACAGCTGATGGAGCAACAGTTATTGCAGATAATATTGTTGATGAAGCTAATTTAAAAGTAAGTAATTCACCTACTAATGGTTATTTCTTACAAGCTCAATCAGGTAATACTGGTGGCTTAACTTGGGCTGCTGCTTCTGGTGGAGGTGGAGGTTTATCTTCTGATGCTCAAGGAAACACCGTTGGCGGTTCAAATGCAGGAGATAGTTTTACCGGTACGGATGCAGTAAATAATACCCTTATAGGTAAAGATGCAGGTACGGCAATAACTATTGGAGATAATAATGTCGCCTTGGGTTCTAGTGCTCTTGATAGTGCGACAACAGGCACTCGAAATACTGCGATAGGTACTGGGTCAATTGGAAGTCTTACAACTGGAGGCTACAACACAGCAGTAGGTGAGTCTTCTTTACGGACAATCACATCAGGTGAAAAGAACACTGCTGTTGGTTATGAGGCTTTATATTCTAATACAGCTTCTGAAAATACAGCCTTTGGTTATCTAGCTTCAGAAGACAATACAACTGGATATAGGCAAACAGCCCTCGGAGCTTATGCTTTAGAATTTAATACGACTGGAAGCATGTCTACAGCCGTAGGATACAAAGCACTTCAACAAAATACTACAGGGGCTCAAAACGTCGGCGTTGGACAATATGCGTTAAGTGTTAATACTACAGGTAATTTTAATGCTGGCCTTGGCGCTCAGGCTTTGGTTGCAGTAACTACGGGTATTGGCAATATTGGTGTTGGATATAAAGCTGGTGACAACATAACTACGGGTGATAACAATATTGTAATTGGAAATGACGTTGACGCTAGTTCAGCCACAGTAGATAACGAAATAACTTTAGGTAATACATCAATAACCAAGTTTAGAATCCCAGGTATTAACTTCGTCGTTAAAGATACTACTGCAACTGAAGATTATGTTCTAACTCTTGATGCCAACGGCGAGGCAGGTTGGGAAGCTGCTTCTGGTGGTGGAGGAGGAGGTCTTACTTCTGATGCTCAAAACAATACTGTTGGTGGTAGTAATGCTGGAGATTCATTCACTGGTACAGATGCTGTCTCCAATACCTTAATTGGTAAAAATGCAGGTACTGCTATTACCACAGCAGATAAGTGTACTGCTCTTGGACATGATGCTTTATCTGGAAACACAACCACAGACAACATAACTGCTATCGGATTTGAAGCTGGTAACAGTACTACAGGTAATTTTGGAACATTTATTGGCTTTCAAGCTGGTCGTAATTTAACTACTGGCGGTCAGAATACTGCTATTGGTTATTTAGCACTGGGTAATCCTGCTAGTACTGGCTGTTATGCAAATACGTATATTGGTGCTCAGGCAGGAATGAATAATGGTAATGGAAATCAAAACGTAGGTATTGGTTCTGATGTTTTAGTAAACAATGCAGCGTGGTCAAACGTAGCAATAGGTAATACTGCTGGTAATAGTAATACATCAGGAACAAGAAATACATTTATTGGAAGATATGCTGGTCATCAAAACACTACAGGAAGTTATAACTGGTTTGCTGGCTACTATGCCGGGGCTGATATTACAACTGGATCTAACAACACTTGTATTGGAGATCAAGCTGGACATACAGGAACAAATAATCTTACAACTGGATCTAACAACACTTTAATAGGTGCTCAAGCCGTAGCTAGTTCAGCAACAGTTTCAAACGAAATAACTATTGGGGATAGCAATATAACCAAGTTTAGAATCCCAGGTCTTAACTTTACTCTTAAAGATACAACTGCTACTGATAATTATGTTCTAACAGTTGATGCTAACGGAGAATGTGGTTGGGAGGCAGCAGCTGGTGGTGGACTTAGTTCTGATGCTCAATACAACACTATCGGGGGTACTAACGCTGGTGATAGTTTTACTGGGACAGATGCTGAAAGTAATACTTTAATTGGATATAACGCCGGTACAGCTATAACCACAGCTGATGATTCAGTTGCTGTTGGTAAGGATTCATTAAAAGCTTGTACCACTGGCGGTACAAATACCGCAATAGGTAGTCTTGCATTAGAAGATTTAACAACTGGAACTACGAATACGTCAGTGGGTTATGGAGCTTTAAAAGAATTAACTACTCAAGGTGCAAATACAGCACTAGGGCGAAATGCCGGTATGAATTGTACTGGAGCTGATAATACATTCATAGGAGATACTGCTGGAGATTATGCTGGAAGTTCTGATGACCGAGTTTATATAGGTAAATCAGCAGGTAGATTCAATACTGGTGCTAACAATATAATTATAGGTGCTAATGCCTCTGGAAGTGCGACAACGGTTGCTAACGAAATAACTTTAGGTGATACAAATATAACCAAGCTCAGAGTTCCAGGCATCAATGTAGTACTTAAAGATAATGGTGGTACACCTACCAATGGTCATGTATTAACAGTAGATGCTAATGGTGAAGCTGGTTTCGCTGCTGCTAGTGGAGGAGGTGGAGGTGACTTAGTTTATATCAGTACACAAACAGTATCTTCAGCAACGGCACAAGTCGAATTTGATCTTTCAAGTACAGACTATGATTTCTTTATAATTAAGGCTTATGGTTGTAAATTTACAGCAGCTCCTAGTAATGGATATTGTGTATATTTCGTATTTTATGATGGTGCCTATGATTCTAGTAATGTAGGTACAAATAGATTGAGTTTAAAGTATCAACGTAATAGAAACGACGGTAGCACTTTAGCAACAAGTTCAGCTTGGTCTCATTCTACAACTTTATTTTTAGATTGGACTCCCCAAACCACAACTAATTTTAGTTTTAATGCAGAAATTGGTAGTAAAACAAACTCACCTGTTTATATCACTAGTAATTTCTTAGATGGTACAAGTACTTCTTCTGGATCTCCTAGCATTACAGGAATAGCACCAAACTCATCAAACAATATGACTCATTTAGTAGTAATGCCAAGTACAACTACATTTGCCGCTGGTAAATTTTTACTGTACGGTGTTAAAAACTCATAATTAACTACAAGATAAAATGAACAAAATGGTAAATGGTGTTGTTGTTGCTATGACAGACGCCGAAATAACAGCAAGAAATGCTCAGATAGCAGAAATAGCAACAGAAGAAGCTGCTAATGGCTATAAGAGACAAAGAGCTAGGGAATATCCTTCAATTGAAGATCAATTAGACGACATCTACCATAATGGTATTGATGCTTGGAAAGCTACAATTAAAACAACTAAAGACAAATACCCCAAACCCTCATGACAACCATTCAAGAAAAAGCTAAAAACTTAATAGACGAAAGAAATCAACTCATTGCTAGATTTAACGAAATAAATGGAGCACTAAAACTTTTAGATGAACTCGCTAAAGCAGAGAATGAGAACACAATTGAAACAGAACAAACTACAGAAGAGGAGTCTTAATTATGGCTGAACGTACAACTGACGAAGTGGCAACTATCTTCACTAATGCTGGAGATAGCGTCACAGTGATCAATACACTTGCTGGTCTTTCTTCTCAAACAGACGCTCAAAAAGAAGAAATCAAACGCAACGTAGACCACCTTGAAATTATCAAGGCTTATAAGAAAGAAGACGGTACAACAAGTATTTGGGGAAGTGAAGATTTCTCCGCACAGGATGCAGCAGTTACTTTAGGAAAATCAAAGTATTAAAATATATCTACCTAGAGCAACACTACCTAAACCTGATTCGCTTTACTTCAGACCTCCTACAGCTCGGATACCGTCGTATAAACCAATGGTTATACCTCCGAGTGATCTAGAGGCTCCGGAAGATGTCAAGAAAGAATCTACAGAACAGCAAGAGCCACCTAAATTACAAATACCTGTTATAGATATACAGATGCCACTACCCGAACCTGCGGTAGTGATAACTGCTGTTACTACTGCTGTAGTAGCGGTAGCAACAACGTCTATAACTTCATCTTTATTTGAACCAATTAAAAAGAAAGTTCAAAAACAATTACAATCTAAAATTGATAAATGGAAGAAGAACAGAGCAGAGAGTGGCTCCACGACGCAGTGAAAATTACCATACTTTTATGGAGTGGGACAATGTTAACTTTGTCCTACTGGGAACCTCCATCAGGTAGAAAGATACTTGATTTTGATCCAACATTTATAGCTTCGGTTTTTTCTGCGAGTACTGCCTCACTAGGATTAAGTATTGGATCACGGAATGGCAACGGTAACGGTAACTCAAAAAAACAATGAACAAATGGCTAGTACTCTTAGCTCTGTTGTCACCCGCAGCAGCAAGAGCAGAATTAGTAACCCCAAATTTCACTCAGGGTTCGATGAACAGTACAACCACGACTACTCAAGAAATCGTGGAGGAAATAACAACAACTACTTATGGGTCAGCCCTAAACAAGTGGAGTGGAGAAAACATAACTCATACTTCAGCTTCTTCAGGAGGTTTAGCCGACTCAGATTCAATCTACACCTTACACACGGCTGGAGATCCTTTCTCACTAGAAGTGGTATCAAGAGCAGCAAGTCAGGTGTTATCCGTAGAAGTAATAGACAGAGAAATAGATGTCTCCTCTACTACGGTCTCCTTATCAGTCTTCTCTCAATAGCACCTATTAAAGCGGAGGAAGAGAACAATAACGTAAGTAATCCCGTGGCGGCTGCCACTGGAAATGTAACCAATCAAGCGGTGCAATTTCAGAATAATGGAGCACCGTCTAGGCAGCACTACGGACCTAATATCTCATGCAATGGAAGTACGATGACTTTCTCACCATTCTATATGGGAAATCATACGAAACCTTGGGATATAGATGAAGGGGTTATGGAACAATCTAGCTACACAATGGCTGAAAACTGGGGAGGACAAATTAACTTTATGATCCCGTTGGATCGTAGAGGGTTAAATCGTTGTCTCTCCATAGCCGCTAGACAAGAAGAAAAGATGCGTCTTGACTACGAATTAGTCAGAGCATTGAAATGTGCAGACTTACAAACTAAGGGTTTTATGTTAAAGCCTGGTAGCCGTGTAGCAAGTATGTGTAGCGATGTTATACCTATCTCTGCATATCTAAAAGAAACACAACCACCCACAAAACCTAAAAAGAAATTCGGACTATTTTAAATGAGCACATTAAGCGATCAAAGAGCTAAAAGAGAAGCTGAAGAAAAAGCTAAAGCTGCAAAGAAAACAACTAAGAAAACTACTACTAAATAATGATTGTACTTATCAAGCCCATCCTCATGGCATTCCTCAGCTCCTCTGCTGTTAAAGAGTTAGTTATACAACTACTAGAAGCATACGCTGAGTCTACTGACAATACCATTGATGATAAAGCAGTTGAACTGATTAAGAAAAACTTATTTCCAGGAGGGTAAATGAAGAAAGCCACTGAAGCCCAATTTAACGAATTACATAACCTCGTCACTAAAGAATTCCTCAAGCGGGTCAAAAGTGGCGAAGCTTCTACCCAAGACCTCAAAGCAGCCTGTGAATGGCTTAAGACAAATGACATTAGTGGTATTGCTTATGATGGCAACCCTCTATCTAAACTTGCAGCAGTAATGCCAAAAGTAGATCCAGAACTAGTACAGAGCAGACTTTATGGCAAGCGGAGCTAAATACGCTAACGGTAATT